GATGTCTCCGCCGTATACACACGCATAAACATCAGAGCCTACGGCTGCAAGCCCAATCCACTCACGTGATGTCTGACCTAGCGCACTAAACAAATACGGGATTCCATGCTCGAGTGATACAGCGCCACCGAAATCCCCTTCACCGTAAGCGTAGGTGCCGGCAGCCATGAAGCGCATCGTGATAGCGCCGAGACGCGGCGGGATCGTCTTGTCTGCGGTTCCGAATGCGATTGTTCCGCCGGCGAGCCGCTTGCCAGTGAAGTCCAGGTTACCGGCAGGGGTGAATACCCACCCGGTTGCGAGCGCGTAAGTCGATCCGTCAGACGTACTCAGCGCCTGGTCGTAATACACATCGCTGTTGACGGCGCTGTCGTATCGCCAGACCGAAGCGTAGTCGTAGAGTTGTTGGAATGTCGCCGCAGCAGAGATAGCCGCAGTCTTTTCCGCACCGTCAAGCGCGAACTGAGTGTAAGCGCGCGCCGTCGATTCGCTGGCCGAGATATAGGCGTCGGCAGTCAGATAGACCGTCTCAGCCTGTGTGACTGAATAATCCCAATCGCGCGGGAAAGACACGGGCAAATACCCGTAGCGCAAAGCGATCAGCGTGTAGGGGTTGTAGTCTGTCACCGTCGAAACTAAACGCGCACCGCCTTTTACCAACTTTGCGCGCCGAACAAATACACCATATCCGCTACCGAATGGGCCGGAGTAAGTTCCGGAACCACTCATTGTCACGAATCGTTTGCAGGTCGGCGCATAATTTGCGCCTGAGTCACCCTTTGCTGTAATGATCTGGCCGGTTCCGTCACTGGACTTGATAACACCAATTGCGACAGACCCTAGATTTGCGTTTGCACTATCCTTTGTGGTTATCGTTATTGGATTATCTACATAGATGTTATATGCGCCAGTTGGAAATGAATCGTAGTTATACAGGTCTACAACATCGGATAATTCCAGTCCTCTAAAATTCGGCTTGTGGTAATAAGCAACCGCATAAGGCAAGATGCTCGAATCAAGACCTATTGGGCGTGTAAGTACGCCGGCAGACACTCCACCGTAGTGCGAAATTCCAAATACATCCCCGCCAGCATACCCAGGAGAAGACGCCCCAGCAACGGCCGCATTACCATCAACTGTAATGCAGTCAATAAACGCTTTCGGCTGCGTGCGAAGATTAAACCTGTTTTTTGTGCATTTGACACGAATTGCCGTGTCAGCGGATTGCAATGGAACCGTTAGCCTCGTAGTGGTTACCTCAAGAAACAATTGGCCGTTTCCGTCTGTAACAGACTGATTGAAACGAAACTCCGCGTTTTCTGTGTCGGCAAATGACTTGAGCACGGTTATATTCGCACCGCACATGCGGAATCCGCCGCGCATCGCGGCCTCTGTGTAGCTCACCACACTCGTTTTTTGCAGGATCAGGTCGCCACCATCTACACCACGGAAATCGGCTGTTACCTTCCCGAATTGCCACATCGTTCCGGCTGCGGATTCGAGCTTTGCATCTGGAACTAGCGTTAGCGACTTTCCGAAGTCCCCAACGAACCCGCCCGAGTTCAGATATACCCCCGCCGTTGCAGAGCAGTTCAATTGCTTTACCGTCGTCGCGTTTTCCCATGAGAAATTAGACGGGAGCGCCGCGATCAAATCCGACAGCAGGTAGCCGATGGTATAGACGGTGCCAGCGCCAACAGACGTGGTTTCGATCAGCCCGGTTGTGGAATTGGGGCGATACCACCCCTCTACCGTGATCGAGCCGGATGACGCCGCCGTAATGAAACCGACTGCGCCCGCGCCCGGACCACTGACCGCCCAGGCCATCCGGCCAGCTTTGCCGGTGAAATCATGCCCGGTATGGGTGAGCGTGGTTGCACTGCCCCCCGTCGCCGTGCCGGTGTCGTTGCCGCCCGTGACGGCAACAAGGTTGCTGGCGTAGGTGATGGTTCCCATTATTCAGTGGCCTCCGTCACCGCAGCCGTGTACCCGCCACCCTCGGCCGGCTTCAGCGTCACAGATTTCCCGCCTGACGCTCGTTCAATCGTGACAGGCACCGTGATGTTGACAACAGGCGGCTCTGCGGGAGCAGCAGGCTGCACTGGCTCTGCGCGTAACTCGGAAATCTGGCGAGACAGGTCACCAAGCGCGCGATCAATTCCAGGATCTGCCGGCTTTGCTTCCGATGCGCTGGCGATCATCCCCTCGATTTCCTTGAATCTCGCCTCGGCCTCGCTGGAAATCTCTGCAATCTTCAGCTTCGTGTCGGCGTCGATGCGCGCAATTTCCAGTTTCGTGTCGTTGCCGGCCCGTAGGGCGGAAATCTCCTGGTTCGCCTGGGCCAGCGCATCCTTGAGTTGCGATGCGGTGTTTTCGAGCTGCATCGTCGCCTCAGTCATGATTCCGGCGCCCTGGCCTGCGCTGAGTTGCTCCACCTCTGCCTGCATCTTGGCGACCTTGGCGCGCTGCTCCTCAAGAGCCAGCATGGCTTGCTCGCGCTGTAGCGCCATCGCCTCCTGTTGTTGCTGCTGCGCTTCGGCCTGCTTCTGTTCTTCCTCCGGCGTGACCTTCCCGTTCGGGTCTGGCTCGCCAACCATGCGGCGGATGCTGTCAGTAATCTCCATCTTGTTCGGCAGATCACTGAATTCCATCGCAATCAGGAACAGTCGCATACCCATTTCAGGAGGCAGTTTTGTCGCCAGCGCATTGATCGAATCGAACATCACCTGGCGCAACGTCCCGCTGTAGTCGGCTTCGGCTACGACAAAATCCGCTTTGCTGGCAGTGATGTCGTTCAGGTAGCGCCAAGAGCCATCGGCTTGCTGCTCGGGCTGGTTGATCTTCACCCACTCCAATTTTCCGCGGGCGCCGGACAACCGGATAACTTTTGGCTCGCTGTAGAACTGCTCGATCAGCGAAAGTTGCTTCTCGCCGCTCCATTGCGTCGCCATGCGCAGGTTGTCGAACGGCTCGGTGGTGGCGATTGACCCTTGGCTCTGCCGCGCCTGGATGGCTGCGCCGCTGATTGCGTTGGTCTGCCGGCCCAGGTTCTCGCTGTTCACCCCGACGATCTGGCGGATACGGTCGGCCTGCATCGCCATGACCTCGACCTGGCCGTTTGCGGCCTCGCTGTCGCGGCGGATGGTGAATTCTTTGCCTGCATTCTTCGTGACCCACCCATCCGGGCGGTCAACCTCGTCGCGCGCTTCCTGCACGTTATCGACCGCGCCCTTGTCTGCGATCACTTGATTCGTGGACAGGTAGAACAGCGCCTTGCTGGCCCGCTTGTTCAGATCCCGCTGAATGTCTCGCACCCTGCGAATCACGCCGTAGGGCATACGGTCCCTGCCGCGGCGGTAGCACCAGATCGGCGTAAGAGTGAATCGGTTGTGCCGGTACGGTGACGGCGACAGGCTTAACAGGTCGGTCTCGGTCATGACGGCGATATGCGTTCGCATCACCAGTTTTTCGACCACACCGTAGCCCTGTTCCTGCACCATCCGTCCAAGTTGGGAATCGAGCGGATGCACGATCAAGCCGCGCATGGGGCCGTCGTCCACCACCTGTTCTTTGCTCGGCAGGCGGAATTGCGCCTCGATTAGCCTGATTCGGCGCCGGCCAGACTCGACCGTGACGCTGCTTCCCATCGGAATTCCAGTGCCAGAGCCAGATTGATCGCCCAGGTTCCACTCCTGGGTATCGTCTTGGGTGTAATCGACACCATCCTCCAGCGCGCGGCGCACCTGGGCGGATCGCTCCGGGAACATGGCCAGCGCCACATCCTCGTCAACCCACCGCCAGCGGAAGATGTACCGACCGTCCTGCACGTCGAGTCGGCGGCTTCCAATCGAGTCCCACAGCACCACGCGCCAATCCTCGCGCTGCGAGTATAGAATCTCCTGTGTCGGGTCGTCTCTGGCGCCGTCGTCAATCCAGCCGACACCCGACTTGACGGCATCCGCAAATGCAAGCGAACGCTCGAATGCAGCGCCGTTCACGTCAGAGACGTATTTCAGCGCCTTGGTTTTTACATCGGCGAGTTCAACGTCGTCGTCGGTACGCGGGAGAACCTTCCAGTCTGCCCGTGCGCGCCGTTCGGTTCCTATCAGCCAGTCCACCGGCTCAGCCACCTCGTTGTAAACCAGCGGCATCTGCCCGCGGCTGCGAACTTCTTCTGCGTCATCCGCATCCCACTGGATGTTGTCGTAGAAATCGGCGTCAAGCGCCATTTCCATGCGGTTCGCGGCCTGAACCTGACGCTCGTTCAGATACCAGTTCAGCAACTTCTTGTGGATCTCGCGCGCCTTGTCGCTGTCTAGCGGGTGCGAACTGTACGGGTTGCCTGAGTCCTCGCTCTTGGTCGTCAGTTCTTGCGGCGCGAGCTTGCGGCGGCCCATTTCGTAGACGCGATCTCCTGAGGCCATTACGCGAACTCCAGCCCGTTGTTGCGCTCGAATCGAGCCTCTGAGCCTGCGACGATCTGGCCATTGGCCCGCAGCAGCATATCGCCGCGGGAGGCGCCAAGCTCTCGACCTGGCGCGCTCGGCATCCAAACGAGGTCTGGCAACCCTTCATGGATGATCGAAGCGATACGCGCCCAGGTGGTCGTGGACTCGTCCATTCCCAAAACCTTGGCGGCGAGGGCCGACTGCTGCGCCAGGTAGCGGGGGGCGTCGTACAGGTGCGCGGCCGGCTCGGTCACAACGAACCAAGGGGCGCCCTTGCGGTACGTCGGCAGCAGGATCATTACCCGCTCGTCCTTATCGCCGTCTCCTACCTGCATCCAGGTGAAGATGACCGTCAGGTCGCGGTGCTGGCGCGTCAGGTGCGCCTTGGTTGTGTCTACTGAGATGCGGCCCATGCGTCCGCC